GGCCCCTCCATTGGAAGTAGTTCCAAAATGTTTAGTTTTGGCTTCCCACGCTATACTGATACGTCTATATAGCTTGCCACGCAAGTTCGTGATGAACGCGTCTGCGCAACGCATATGTGTCCGTCCCGCCTCGGCCTCCACTTAAGTGGAATGACCTAAGCACTGAGCACCAGCCCAGATCTCGAGATGCCTCATCGGCTATCTCGGTAAGCACGCGAGCTTCTCGTCGACAATAATCCGGTTTTAACCGGTTGCCGACTCGATGCCGCAACTTACACTTAACGGGTTGGTAACGCTTGGTTCTTTTGTCCCACTTAAGGGTCGAACCTTGCTTCTGTTTACACCAATGATAATCAATTAAGATCAGAGCACTAGTGCCGCTATCTCCTTTGCTAGGAAACACCGGAATCTCCAGACCGAATAACTGTTTAAAGAGTTCTTGCAGTTGGTCGATCAGAGACGGATTAGCGTCACCGTAGAGTAGGGATAACCGATTAAAGTTATCCTTAACCCTGAACATAACACTGATACTATCACCTTCTAGGCGGTGCTTGACCCGATGAGGCGTCACGCACATTCCATAGAAGTAATCTCCGCCACAGGATTCCCTGAAGGGTCCTTTGACGAAACTCTTATCGCGGTTGACTTTCAAGCCAACTGCCTCTAAGAGCGAGACAGTGCGATCGACTTGGTCGATCGGCACGATAATATCATCACCAAACACACAGACGTCCGTTATCGTCGCATCCCTGCGACGACCCGGTAACAAGTCTGTCAACCCCTGCTGTTCGCAGGTTCTGCGTGTTGTTGACGATTGGCGGAAGAGCCCCGTAAAACGGGCTTCGCTCCAATCGCTTCGCGCTGCATTAGCCAACGCCCAAAAGACAAGGGCTTCGACGGGAAAGCATACTGCTGATCCCATCGGAGCGAACTTGTTCAAGGGTATTTCAACCCCATCAGGCATAATCGTACTTTCAGATCTAGTGGCGTTAAGAGCTCCAACCCAATTACTTGGGAATAGGAGAATAACTAACCACCAACTGAGTCGATCAGAGGCCTCTTTTAGGTCAAGCGTCGCCATACTGCCAGTCATGCTGGCCCAGCAGGCTAACCACCTGTTGCGACTCTGGTCTATGATACTGACCTGAGCCTTGACGTTGGGGTACCGTTCCACTGCATCTTCCAGCTTAACTCGCTGAGCTTGTTGCAGGTACATGTATTCTCGGGGCTCCGCGCTTATTAGGCGGGGTCCCCTTGAATCCTTAGGAACTAAAACAACACGTGCTGTGGGGCTTTCGCATTCGACGAGGTCGAGTCTAGAGTCACGCATCGCGCTATCTAAACCATTCAACCCACTAAAGAACCACTCAGATACCGAATAAACAGCATCTAACTTCGCAATAAATCGCGGAGGTTCCCATCTACCCCAAGGGGTAGATTTCTCAGCAGTCGCACCTGTTCCATATCGGGGCTCAAGATCTTTTAACGGATCTACGCCTTTTAACAATCTAGTAATAAGCCTTTCGGCCCTACTTAGATATGTCCTCAATGGAATACCATCGATCAGCTCTGCCAGGCCTTCCCTCTCGAGGGACTCCCTGAGCGCGGATAGTTCACCTTCAGCAGCAACGAAGTTGCTGCATACGGTGTCCGCTTGATCTTTGGTCCACGGTGTTTCGTATTTGTAGAAGACTGTTGTCAGTTGTCTTATACAATGGACAGCGCACCCCATATCGCTCTGAACTTCTGGCATATAGAGAGGACAAACCTCGTCGTCGGCAGACAGCCAACGACCACGACCTTCACTAGTGAAGATCCTGCTAAATGCCTTATTCAGGAACGCGGGGTAGACAGCATCCTTCGCACAACGCCAACCCTCGGGACACTCGAATTTACCGGTCTCAAATGACCGATCGAGTGCTTTACCAAGGGCGGGTAGCGAAACGTTCAGGAACTGCATGCCTTCAGCCCGTAGCCGTCTTTTAAACACTTCCTTGTCGGAAGATGAGACGAACGCGGACAGATGTGTATCATTGCTTAACAGAAGCCAAATGGCTTCGGATCTATGTAATTCAGTTTTCATAGGTTCATATTGCAATCAACGGTCTTAAAAGGCCGGCCCAAATTAATGGGCAAAGCACATCGTTAAACCACCAGGCCGGGAGATTCCTCCCCCAGCCTGATGGCAAATCAATCGGTGTGTCTACTTACGTTTGAGTAGACGCCGAATCAACACAATAACAATTAACAAACCGACAGCCCCAAACGAAAGGGGAGTGTACGGAACGTCTTTTACAATTGTATCGACTAGGCTCGAGGAACCACTCGGTTCCTCCTCCCACACCGGGAGGTCTGGCTCAACAATGGGGACCGCTTTTGGCGGTAATACCATGTGTTGAGTAGCGGGTCTATCATGTGAAGGTTTCATTAGAGTCATTGCTGAATCTAATTAATATCCATTCATGTAGTCCTCGATCTGAGCCGCGTTAGTGGCCGGATCGAATGCGCTATTATGACGCAGAAGGGCTTCTTCAACGAAGTCCAGCGGGATTGATTCAGGCGCATTGGTAACAGTGCGCACTTGAACCGTACCTTCATATTTCCCAGAAGTCGCATTGTAATACGGCGTGGTAGTTTTGAAGTTACGGCTAACAATGTTGGCACGAGTCTTGGTACTCCGGCGTTCAGCCGAGAATACCCCAGTCAAATCTCCTTGCGGAGAAGTGGCCGTCCAGGTATGGTTACCGGACGCATCCGTTTGCCTATAGGTAAACGTATGGGGATTTGTGCCGTCAGTTAGTGTCAGGGTCGATTGCATAGTTTGTTTTGTTTGTTTTATTTGGGGCTTGTCAAGCCTCGATTAGAGCATAGGAAATAAGCGATGCGTCACCCGACGTATCTGTTTAACTTAAAACCTACCGATTTTATCGCGAATGCGACTTGCGCTACCGTAACCAGCTGTTCTGCTGTTGGTAAACGCGTATTTAATGGCATCGGTGTAAAGGACGTGAGATCTAGAGTTTTTGACTCTCTAAAGTACTCAGTCCGCGTGAACTTCCCAGTGACATCATTGGGAGGCACCACGTTCCGATAAGCTTGACGATACGTTCCATTACAGCATTGGAGTGCTATATCATTAGTATAAGTGATCTTTTTGGACCACCCAGAGCTAATGACGTCGTACTCTATGAAGTCGAGGGGCTGATGAGCCCAATCTCGAAGGACGGAGCCAAAGTCAGCTACGAAATCGACGATAAAGCTCAGGGGAGTTAATTCCCAAGCTGTGTCGATCCCAGGTACAGCGCCATAAAGCGCGCTGTATAGCTTTAACCTATTCGCCAGGGAATCCGGCGTTCGGTATTTGACAGTGACTGTCGCACGAACTTCTTTCAGTGCGGACCAGAAACAGGTGTAGCTATGGTAGCTACTCGAGTAAGGTCCGTACGTCCAGGTAGTCTCTCGTGACGATTTACCATGTAGCGTTTGGACAGAGTCCATATACGCATTCATTCGATCTTGAATCTTCACCGCAGCTAATCCGAAATCGGTTATAGCTTGGATCGTGGGTTCAATAGCGAATTTGTATCCCAAAGAAGACGAAACTGCCAGTTTCGCCCACTCGTTTAACGTCCAAGTAGTACTCCTTCTTTTCTGGAGGTACTTGGGGAGGGCCCTTTTCCAAGAGCCATCCGCGTTTTTCAGTGAGGCAAGGTATTTCTCTTGTCGCTCTAGTGCAGAATGCACAGAACGAGCGAGTTCGAGATATTCACCTACCTGCTGCGCAACGTCATACACAGGTCTCACGACCTGTGGCCTCACTCTGGAACTTGCTTCCGCTAGCATTTGTGTGTCAGTCGCCATGAATGGCGCCGCATTAATGCCGGCTATAGCGTATTCTCCAGCTGAGGTATTCACGACCGTAACTGCAGCTCCTGGCCCTTGGGCCAAGGAACCCGTCATAGTTATAGTTTGTAGAGGACACGCATAGTCATCCTTAACATGGGTGACAGCGTTAAATAAGCCTCTACTGTTAACCTCATCGGTAATTGTTGCTACCTGGCCGACTTTCGAAGGCTGGTGTACGTACGTACCGATGGTATATGGCGGATATGTTCCTGCTTCACGGTAATATTGCCCATTGGGCGGGAAGTACCTGTACTGCGCATATGAAGGCGTAGTAATTACGGTACTCATATTACCAGCAGTTGTCTGCAGTGTATTACGGGTTCGTGTTCGGGACATGGTTTCAAGCTAAGTGTTGCTTTTGTAAACAGGATCCTAATTAGGACTGGCATCATAAAAACACCACGTGACTCTCCCACCCGGGAGAG